TTCGATAAGGATCAAGTCATTGAAATCCCGCAGACCTACGCGCATCTGAGCGGGCCGTCGAAAGAGTTTGAGGCTGATGTGCTCGATGGGCTCGTGGATGCTGGCGGCAATCCGCTGATGCAGTGGATGATCGCGAATACGGTGGTCCAGCGGGACGGCAAGGACAACATTCAGCCGATTAAGAAGAAGAGCCGCGGGCGGATTGACGGCGTCGTCGCGGCGATCATGGCGCGGAAGCTGGCCGGGACGACAGAGGTGAAGCCCCAGAGCGTGTATCTCACGCGCGGATTCAGGAGCCTCGGTGCGTAAGGCGTTGGCGCTGGTCGGCGATATGCTCCGGTCCCAGGGGAATGCTGTCCTTTTTTCGGTCGGATTTAGCGTGGCGCTGGTCTCGGCCGCGGCGACATGGTCATGGCCTATCGCTGGCATCGCCGCAGGCTGGATTTTGATGCTGGTGGCGGTGTATCCCTACCTGAGGAAACCCTAAATGGATGCGCTCGCACGACTCCTCACGGGCGGGCTCAAGGCGTCCACGCCTGCACCGGATGCCGACTTCTGGTATCAGCCCGTAGGGCCGATCTCCGCGTCCGGGGTGCGTGTCTCACCGGAGCAGGCCGAGACGGTCAGCGCGTTCTATCGTGGGGTGTGGCTGCTGTCGAATACCCTCGCGGCACTGCCGCTCTTTGTGTATCGGCGGTTGCCGGATGGGGGCAAAGAGCGCGCGCAGAATCATCCGTTGTACGACGTGCTGCACACGCAGCCAAATCCGTGGCAGACCTCATTCGAGTGGCGCCGCATGAAGGGCCGTCACTTGATCCTGCGTGGGAACGCGTACGACCGGATCGTGCCAGGGCGCCGCGGGTTCGCGGATGCGTTGTGGCCGCTGCATCCTGACTACGTGCGACCTGAGCAACTGGACTCCGGGCGGATCGTGTATCACGTGCGGCAGCCGAAATCAGGGACAACCACAATCTACGCGCAGGATGACATCTTCCATCTTCGCGGGCAGTCTGATGACGGCGTGACCGGGAAGTCGGTCATTGCCTGGGCGCGGGATTCCATCGGGCTCGCGATGGCGACCGAGGGATACGCCTCTCGTTTGTTCGATCGCGGCGCGCAACATGGCGGGGTGCTGACGCATCCTGGCGTGCTGAATGACGAGGCGGCGGAGCGTATGGCGAAGTCGTTCAGTGCCCAAACAGCCGGGCCGTCGAACTGGCATCGGCCGGTCATTCTCGAAGAGGGCGTGACCTGGACGCCTGTCACGATGACGGCTGAGGATTCGCAGTATCTCTTGAGCCGTAAATTCTCCGTGGTCGAAATGGCGCGGTGGCTTGGGGTGCCGCCGCATAAACTGTTTGATCTTGAGCGGGCGACGTTCAGTAACATCGAACACCAGGGCATCGAATTTGTCGTGGATGATCTGACGCCGTGGCTGGTCCTGTGGGAACAAGCGATCAGCCGTGATCTGATTCTCGCGACGGATACCTATTTTGCCGAGTTCAACCTCGAAGGGTTGCTCCGCGGCGATTCCACGACGCGAGCCGACTTCCACTCGAAGCTGTTCGGCGTGGGCGCCCTGTCACAGAATGACATTCGCAGACGCGAGAACATGAACGCGATTCCGAACGGTGATACCTATTTCGTGCAGGGGGCGATGCGGCCGAGCGATCAGCCGTACCAGGCCAGCGGGCAACCGGCGCCGCGCGAAGAGGAGCGACCTTCTCGGCGATCGGCGCAAGCCTCGGCAATTGCGCAGGTGTCCGCCGAACGGTTGCTCCGCAAGGAAATCCAGGCGGTGCAGAAGATGGCCGTCAAACACGCGGCTGATTCCGACGCCTTCGCTGGAGCCGTGACAGACTGGTACGCGAAGCACGCCGCGCTTGTGGCCGCAACGCTGAATGTGCCCCAGGCGGCCGCTGAAGCGTATTGCGCAGGTCAAGCGTCGCAGATTCTGACAGGATCATGGGTGGCAGCGTTGGCGATGTGGCGCGAGTCCGGGTATGCGGCTGGATTGGCAGGGTTGGCCTTGGATGAGGAGCTGCGTTGAAAGCAATCGATGCATGCGAGGTGGCGACCCTAGCTCGACGTATTCGAGGCGATGGAGCGACGACGTGTTGCTGCCACAGCGTCGTAGACAATGGGAACATCAGAGACGGGGCTGTCGCGTACGCCATTTGCTTGGCTGCCGTTCGTGAGCATCACGAGTGCTTGGCGCTGGCGTTACGACTCGCTCGCGCATCACTAACGCAACGCGTAAAGGTGTCCCGCATGGCGTGGACGATCACATGAGCGGCGTCAACGGCGGCAGGCCAGTCCTTGCGAATACAACCGTCCCGATTGTCGGCCAAGCCTTCACGCTGAAGTCAGGCTACGCGACGGCGCTCATTCAGTGCGGGTGCGAAGCGCGAGAGCCGTTACTGCTCGTCGGCCAGTTTCCGACTCAGTGTCCGGCTTGCCGGCGCGGGTTCGTGCTGACAGCGTTCACGGTATCGCAGGGGCAGGTGCAGGTACAGATCGGGCTCGTGTCTACGGAAGCGAGAGGAGTCGTCACATGAAGGCGGGGCGGTTTTTGTTGTCAACTCAACTGCTGTGTGACGTGCTCAATCTTCCGCCAGGAACCGAGATCAGTACCGTGATGATGCAGGATGATTACACGGTAGAAATCGCTGTGACGCACGACGATTTCCCAGACGTGGCAATAATCGATGTCCCGATATTGCGCCCGATTTTTCGTAGGGTGACGTCGAGCGCCGTCGAGTTTCAGGAATGGGGAACATCATGAATTATGGACGCATCGTGAACTACGTCGCGTCGCAGATGTGGGCAATCGAACCCGGCAAGTTCCAAGAACTGCTCGAAGTCCTCGCCTTCCGTGCGGCAGGCCATGCCTTCACGGCTGACGAAATACGAGCCAGGATTGGCGACGGCGACAGTGCATCGGCGGCAGCGCAGCGTGGGAGCATTGCGGTTATTCCTGTGCGCGGCATTATCGCGAATCGCATGGGCTCGATGAACGATTCGAGCGGCGGCACATCCTGCGAGCGAATAGGTGCCATGATCGATCAGGTCGCGTCAGACGCCAGCATCTCAACTATCCTGTACGATTTCAACACCCCTGGCGGCACGGTTGGAGGGATACAGGGGTTGGCGGATAAAATGTTCAACCTGCGCGGCCAGAAGAAGCAGGTCGCGCTGGTCAACGACATCTGTGCCAGCGCAGGCTACTGGCTGGCGTCACAGTGTGACGACATCGTGAGCATCGTGGACGGCGAGACGGGATCAATCGGCGTGCGCTGGACGCCGCATCAGGATCTTAGCGCGGCGCTAGAAAAAGAGGGCATTGTCGTCACGGAAATCTATGCTGGGAAATACAAGACCGAGGGGAGTCCGTTTCAGCCGATGAGCGCCGAGACGAAGGCGTTCAAGCAAGCGCAAGCGGATGCGATCTACGACCAGTTCTTGCAGGCCGTGGCCCGCGGTCGTGATGTGACGGTCTCGGCGGTTGAGAGCGGGTATGGCGAAGGTCGACTCTTGTTTGCGCCAGAGGCTAAAAAGGCTGGCCTCATTGACCGGATTGCGACCGTCGAGGAGACGATGAGCCGCATGGTGGGCCGGCGGGGGAGTGGCGTGCGGGCGGAGTCCGAGGCGCCAGTCTTGGCGGCTGATGCTGACCGCCTGCGGAGGCTGGAGCGGTTTTGATGCTTCGATTCGTCGTCGACGAGGCGCGCGAGCTTTGGGCCGATGGTGTTGCCGGTCGCCTCATACTCTGTCTGCTGATTGGAGCGGTCGGTCTGTTCATTGCTGTCTGTTCTGGCGTTGTGTACTCCGTGCATCGCACCATGACCCAGGCGTGTATCGCGCAACACGTCGAGCTGCGCACAGGGTGGATTCAGATAATTCCGGTTGGGAAGATCATGGTGCCGATTGTGCATCCTGCCGGGCCAATGCAGGTGTGCGATGAATGGCGCCGCAAGGATCGCAATGTCTCGCCCCTCCCGCGCTGAAGCCCCGTCGCATCCGCTCCCGGTGCGACTCTCGCCGGCTGAGCGGGAGCGCGCCGAGGCCGCCGCCAAGGTCAACCACCAGCGGCTCAGCGAATTCCTGCGGGATGCGATTGTCACGGCTGCGGACGAGTGCCTCGAAGACACAGGCATCGACGAGATACGTGTCAGTTGGGCAGGTTATCAGGACCCATTCAGAAAAGCATAATCCGTAAAAGAACCTTCGATCCGTAATACGTAATAAAAGACTCGTCACATAATTCTTCTCACAACGGGCTCCTTTGAGGCCGTGTTCCACGTGGAACGTTTCGCGCGTTCCGCTGTGAGCACGGCCTTTTTTCGTGTGAGGGGAACAATTCATGCGGACGATCAAGCACATCCGGCAGGACATCGCGGAGAACACCGCGGCACAGGCCGCGCTCCGCAAGGAAGGCCGCGCGCTGCTGGCCGTCGCGGCTGATGCCAGAACGGAGGCCCAGACCATTCGCATCACGGCGGCCGAGACGGAACTCGATGCGCTGGTGTCTGTGGCGGCCGACCTCGAACGCGAGCACGTCCGCGCGCTGAAGTTCCAGGACGACGAGAGGGCGCAGGCCACCGTGGGCCGGCTGGAGATGGGCGCCGATTTGGCGACGGCTCGACAGTGGGGGCCGACGCTCCATACCGACGCGACTCCGGCGATGCGCCACGATGCGCGCCTCGCGGCGCTGGGCGAGTTCGGGATCGCAGTCTACCTCGCCTCGACTGGGCAGGGTGCCGATCCGAGACTGTTCGCGGCAGCGACTGGGATGGGCACGGCCATCCCGTCCGATGGTGGCTTTGCGGTGCCTCAGGAAGTGGCGCCTGGCATCGAGCGCGAAATGTACGAAGCCGGCGACCTCCTTGGGCGTGTCGATGCGCGGACCATCAGCGGCGACAGCATCGCCTACAACGTCATCGACGAAACCTCTCGCGCGGATGGCTCACGCCAGGGCGGCGTTCGGCATTACTGGGTGGACCAGGGCACGGCGCCCACGGCCAGCGCGACGAAGCTGGCGCGCGTCGAAATGAAGCTTCGTAAAGCCGGGTGCCTCGGCTACATGACCGATGAACTGGTGGCCGACGCGGCGGCCCTGGGCGGTGAGCTCCAGGCGATGTTCACCGAGGAGTTAGTCTTCGGCGTCGAAGACGCGATCACCGAAGGCAACGGCGCCGGGCAGCCGCTGGGGTATCTCAATGCCCCGTGTCTCGTGAGCGTGTCGAAGGACACCGGCCAGGCGGCAGCGACGATCTCACACCAGAACCTCGTGAATATGTCGGCGCGGATGCGCCCGCGCGACTTCGCGAATGCTGCGTGGCTGGCAAACGTGGACACCAAGCCGAAATTGCACACGCTGACGATGCCTGCTGGCACGTCCGCGCTGGAACCGCGTTTCGTGACATACGGAAACGACGGCAGGTTGACCATCTTCGGCCTTCCGGTGGTGTTCACGGAATACAACGCCACGCTCGGCACCGTGGGTGACATCGTCCTGATCAACCTGAAGAAGTATCGCCTGATTCGCAAGGGCGGCGTCGAGCAGGCGTCCTCGATTCATGTCCGCTTCACGCAGGGTGAGCAGACGTTCCGCGCGTTCTACCGCTGCGACGGGCAGATGATGCCACGGGCCGCGCTGACACCGTTCAAGGGCACCGGTAACACGTTGTCGCCTGTGGTCGTGCTGGCCACGCGTGCGTAAGGGGAGACCACGATGCGATTCAGTGAAAACTACATCTTCATCCCGGTGTTCGAGGCGCTGGATACCCAGGCCGGGATCGACGGCCAGTCGATCAACATGGGCAAACTGCATTCGGTCGCCTTCCCGATCAATTTCGGGGCGGTGACCGGCGATGCCGTGCTCAAGTTCTACAGCGGGGCGACGGACGGCACCAAGACGACGGCGCTGGCGTTCGGCTATCGGCTGTCGTCCGGTGTCTACAAAGCTGCCAGCGCGGACCTGCTTGGAGCTGTGACCGCAGTCGCTTCAACCGGCCTGACGCTCACCGCGGCCACGTTCACGACGAAGACCATCGTCGTGGAGTTCGACAGCGATGTGATGACCGCTGGCGAACCATGGTTAACGGCTGAGTTGTCGGCCGCCGCATCGGTGCTGTTGACGGCGTGTGTGGCCATCGGCCGGCCGCGCTACCAGTCGAACACTGGCACGACAGTGGTGTAACGCCCATGTATACCAATCAACACCGCGACGTCTTCACGACGATCAAGTTCGGGTTCCGCGTCTCGAAAGCGACGGCGACGCCGCCGGCGACCACGACGCAGAACCTGTTCACAATCGCTACTGGTCGGATCATGGTCACGGCGCTGATCGGCGAGGTCACCACCATCATCCAGGCGCAGGCCTGCACGCTGAAGCTCACGAGCGTGCCGACGACTGGGTCAGCTGTGGACTTCGCCTCGACGCTGGACATCAACGGCTTCGAGGCTGGTGCGATTCTGATCGCGGAAGGTGACGGGACGGCGCTGATCGGGACATCGACCGGGGCCGGGTTCGCGCCGGCGCTGAATGCGCTCCCGTTTGTGCTCCCGATCGGCACGGTTCGTTGTGCCACGAGCGCGACGAACACGGGATCAATCAAGTGGGATCTCTGGTACTTCCCGTTGGACGAGGGCGCGTCCGTCGCGTCCGCGTAACGTTGAGGAGCGAGACACATGGCAGAACCAATCCAGGGCACGATTCGCAACGGTGTTGTCTACCAGCAGGCGACGCTGGCGCTGAATCAGTTGGCCGAAGCGCTCACCGCAACCGGACTCCCGCGCGGCACCGAAATGGTGCGCAGGGGCAACGCCTGGGCGACGATGAGTACCTCTGCGGTGGCTGGCCTCGTCGTGCGGCCGTCCACCGTGGCGGCGTTCGAGATTTGGAACGGCTACGCGGCTGGCAGCAAGAGCCTGATCATCGATCGCCTGTTCTACTTCAACCTTGTCTCGACGAACGTCATCGAGGGCTGGAGCGGATGGGCACAGGTGACGGCGGCAAAGGCCGCAGTGACGAGCGGGAGTTTCGTTGTCCGCGGCGCCTCTGGGAAACCGTATGGCGGGCCGGTGATTGCGGAAGCGAGCAGCACTGTCGTTGCGTCTGGATGGTTTCCTTGGACCGATGCGTACCAGAAAGGCGCTGGGGGCGTGGTGCCATTTGGGGCCACGATCGCCGAAGTCGACGGGCGTCTGATCGTGCCGCCGCAGTGCTCGCTCTGTCTGCATGTCGTCTCGTCGCTGGTCGGCCAGACGTTCACGCAGGGCGCCTCCTGGTACGAAGAGCAACTGACGATCGAGTAGTGGTGATGGATGGCCCTCAGTCTCTTCACCGCTCCAGCCACGGAGCCGATCAGCCTCGATGAAGCGAAGGCCCATTGCCGTGTCGATACCGATGACGAAAACGGGCTCTTTGACAACTGGATCGCGGCCGCCCGTGAGCACGTCGAAACACATACCCGACGCGCGCTGATCACGCAGACCTGGGACTCGAAACTCGACGCCTTCCCCTGTGACGGCGGGGCGATCTGGCTGCCGTTTCCGCCTGTCTCATCCGTCACCAGCATCACGTATACCGCGACGGACGGCACGAGCACGACGTGGTCATCGAGCCTCTACGATACCGAGCTGCCGTCTGGGCCGAAGGCGGCGCGGGCGCGCATCGTGCCAGGGTATGCCGAGTATTACCCGTCTACCCGGAGCGAGATTAACGCGGTCACGGTGCGGTTCGTCTGCGGGTACGGGGGGGCCGGGGATGTGCCGAGCGGGCTCAAGGCCGCCATGCTGCTCCTGATCGGGCAGTGGTTCCGCCATCGAGACGAGGACGATACGACGGTCAAGGCGGCCGTGACGGCGCTGCTGTGGCCGTTTCGAGCGTGGTGAGAGATGCCGATTGCGATTGGTCAGCGACGGCACCGGGCGCTCTTTCAGAATCCGACGAACGCGACGGATGGGAGGGGTGGCTTCACCGTGACGTGGGCCTCACTGACGCCGCCGAAAATGTGGGTCGCCATTCGGCCTGCCGCGCCGCGAGAGATCGAACGCCTGGCCGCTGGCACCGTGCAGTCGGTGGCGTCCCACATCGTCACGATGCCGTATCACTCTGGGGTGACGACGAAAACGCGGCTCACGTATGACTCGCGGATTTTTCAGGTGACCGGATTCGCGAACGTCGAGGAGACCGGATCCGAAATGGTCTTGACCTGCGTGGAGATTGCGGCCTGATGGCGGTGAAGTGGAGCGGGTTGCAGGAGTTGAAGGCCGACCTTCGACGGCTGCCGGAGACCCTTGTCACCGATGCGACTGACATCGTGGTCGGGGCGGCCACGAATGCCGAGCTTGACATTCGGCAAGCCTACCCGGCGCGGACAGGGGAACTCCGGAACGGGATGGAACACCGGATCGTCAACATCGGGCGGTTCGGCGTGTCGGTGAAGGTCATGAACACGGCCTGGTTTGCGATGATCTTCGAGAACGGCTCGCAAGTCGCGCGGCAAACCAAGGGCGGGGCGAATCGTGGCCCGATGCCACCCGGTCATGTGTTCG